ATTTCAACGACAATGGACACAAAAACTGATGGACGATGAAACATTCACAGACCCTCTTCCAAGCAACAAGACGGATTTTTGTGAACTTGTTATGGCTCGACCTGATTACAAGGACAGAGCCACAAGAGATGCGGAACAACAAGCGGCAATGGAATAAATGCTGCTAGGACTGGGAACATTCAGTGAACTGCCTTTCGGGGACCCGAACAACGCGCAGATTCACAACATCGAGTTCGCAGAAACGGGATTCGGCATGACTTTTTCTACTACAGGAAATTCTAGTACATTTTCTGGAACGGTCACAGGTACAGCAGTTGTGTCACCCGATACGAATGTTGCGACATTTAGCATTGGCGATGAAACAGCATTCGGGGAAGCATTACAGGTTCTTATTAGCTTATCTTCAGGGGAGCCTAATATTATTTTATGGAGCGAAACAGATGATAGTCAGACAGCAACATGGACAGAAGTGAGTCCAGGATCAACAGATTAGGAGTGATGAATGGCAGATGATGCGAGTATAACCCTGACAGCAACAATCTTACCAGATGAGATTTCTAAAAGTATTTCAGGCTCTATGACGGTAACTCCTGATGACGCGAATGATAAGTGGTATTATAAATTGACAGCTTGTACAACAACAAGCACAAATTTAATTGCAGGTAGTTTTTTAGATTACACAGCCGTGGATGATGATACGGCACCAACGGCGATTACAACAAGTGACAAGGTTAAGTTCTTGTTTATTAAGAATACAAGCACAGCGGACGGTGTTGTAGTATGTTTTGATGGTGGAACAGCAGCCTATAACTTGGCTGACGGAGTATTCATTGGACCATCTCAATCATGGTTCGGAAGACTGCCTAATACGACTGTTGATAATATACACGCTATCAGCTCTGATATTGGTGACGCAGGAGATGCAACGGCTAATCTTATTGTGGCAGCCCTAATAGACGACGTGGCATAGGAGGATAAATGGCTTCGACATATTCAACAATCTTAAATCTTCAATTAATGACTACAGGAGAAAAGTCAGGAAATTGGGGCACAATTACAAATCAAAATCTACAGAAGCTCGAGGCAGCAACTAAGGGATACGTAGAAGTAGCAATAGCCAGTACAAGTGATTCCTTAGTGGCTACCAACGGAACAGCAGCCGACGAAACAAGTAACGCTATCATTAAGCTGACAGGAACACTCACTGGTAATACTACCATACAGTGTGAAGCAGTAGAAAACTGGTATATTGTTGATAACGCTACAACAATGGGAGCGTATACGCTAGGATTTAAACCTGCTGGTGGAACATTAACTCCCCTCGTAGCAGCATCAAAACACTTCTTGTACTCTGATGGATCAACGATGTTTGATGTCCTGGATGACGCAGGAAATATCACAGCTAATGGAACTTTAGATGTAGCAGGTGATGTTGAGTTAAACGGTGGTGATTTTGTATTTAATAATACAGGAGCAGATAAGAACTTTACTATTGAGTCTGACGACGATGCTACCAATTTCTTCTCTGACGGAGGGGAAGATAGAATAGGAATAGGAACAGCGTCACCTTCAACAAAACTACACGTCGTTGGTGGCATGAAGGTCACAGCTGCCGTTGACTTAGACGGTGGTGCCTTTACATGGAATCAGACAGGAGCATCTTTAGACTTTAGATGTGAAACAAATACATTGGACGATGCCTTATTCATTGATGGATCGGCGGATAAGGTGGGTTTTGGATGTCAGGATCCAGCAGGGGCGATGGTAGAAATTAATCAATCCAATTCTTCAGGGGCGATTGCCTGTCTATCCTTGGATCAAGACGATACCGATGAACCTTTTATTAAGTTTGATGGTGACAGCCAGTCCGATACTTCAGGAAATATTACAACTGATACTAGTATTGGATCTTTAACTGGATATATTCGTGTTGATGTTGATGGAACAGATCGCTGGATACCATATTACGCAACTAGCTAGGGGGTTAGATGCCATTAGCAAAACTACAATTTCAGCCTGGATTCGATAAGCAGAATACTGAGTATGGAGCAGAGGGAAAGTGGATCGATGGAGATAATGTTCGCTTTCGCTTTGGGCTTCCAGAAAAGATAGGAGGCTGGGCGAAAGTTTCAAGCACAACTGTACTTGGTGCAGCTCGTGCAGTAAATACATGGGCGGATCTTGATGGTGTCAAGTACACTATGACAGGTACAAATAAGAAGCTTTATGTTTATTCTGAAGGTACATGGCAAGATATTACTCCTATTAGAGCAACGGCTCAAAGTATAACAGAATTTGGAACAACAAATGCATCAACGACAGTTACCGTAACGGACGCCTCACACGGCGCATTCATTGGGGACTTTGTCACGATCTCTAGCGTCAGTGGAGCAATTGGTGGAATTACACAAGCAAACTTACAAAATGAATTTGAAATACTGACTGTACCTTCAACAAATACCTATACGATTGAGTCTCCTGCTGCAGCAAGTTCTTCAACAATTGGGGCAACGGCAACTTCCGAATATCAAATCAATACCTCTCCTGCAACCTCGATCTTTGGCTATGGCTGGGGGGCGAGTTCATGGGGAGCCTCTACATGGGACACAACTCGGGAAGGGTTGACTGGAGCATCAGGTGTGCTACTTGACTCGGGTAAGTGGGCAATTGATAACTGGGGGGAGGATGTTCTTGCCTGTCAATTTGACGGAGGACTTTTTTATTGGGACACTTCGGGAGGAATGTCTAGTAATCCAGCAGCCACAACCAATGTCTCTAATGCCCCTACGAAAAGTAGATTCATATTAGTTTCAGGCGAGGATAGGCATGTCATTTGCTTTGGAACGGAAACAACAATAGCCGATACGTCAACACGGGACAATATGTTCATTCGCTGGTCAGATCAGGAAGATGTCAATACCTGGACACCTACAGCTACAAATACCGCAGGAACATCACGATTGACAGACGGAAATATCATCGTTACTGCAGTCAGAAGTAGAGGTGTCACATTGATTTGGACTGATACCTCGCTACATCAGATGCAATTCATTGGTCCACCCTTCACCTTTGGCTTCAGACAACTGGGCTCAAACTGTGGAGCAGCTGGATTGAATGCAGCTATTGATATTAACGGAATGGCGTTTTGGATGGGTAACGATGCATTCTTCGTCTTTGATGGACAAGTGAGAAAACTTCCTTGTACCGTTCAGGATTATGTATTCAATGATATTCAAATAAGTGCTCAACGAGATGTCTTTGCGTCAGCTAATACAGAATTTAACGAGGTGACATGGTTCTATGCCTCTGGTAGCTCAACCCAGATTGATAGGCACGTTACCTTCAACTATGTTGAGCAACTCTGGTATGTAGGATCGTTAGCTCGTTCCTCTTGGGCGGATAGAGGGGTTTATGCTAATCCCTATGCTACCAACTACAGTACTACAGGTACAGACAGTACCGTTACAACCATATATGGCTTGACTGCTGGTCGCTCTACACTTTATGCTCATGAGAATGGTGTGAATGACGATGGCTCGGCAATGACTGCCTATATCGAGTCAGGCGATATTGATATTGCTGATGGAGATCAGTTCATGTCTATACGACGAATCATTCCTGACTTCAAGGATCAGTCCGGAACGGTCAACGTGACCGTGAAGACACGACCATATCCTTCAGCTTCACAGACGAGTCATGGAGCATACGCTATCACGACAAGTACCACGAAGCAGGATACTCGTATACGAGGAAGGCAGATTGCTGTTCGTTTAGAAAGTTCTGCAGCTGATGATAAGTGGCGTTACGGAACAATGCGTATTGATGCACAGCCTGACGGATTGAGGGGGGCATAGTGGCAAAGAAAAAACAACATAAGCTTTCTGCACAATATCAAAGACTTGAGAAGAAGTATGCAGGGAAGGGAAAAGATTTTTCTAAGACATCACAAGGACAAACTTTACTAGGATATCTTGCAAAGGTTCCCTATGAAAGCGGAGGAGGATTGGGTGCTCCTGATCCAACCTATGGCACAGGCGTTGCTCCACCTTCTGGCGAGGCAGAAGAAGCCAGACAACTTCTCATAAAGAAGATGAAGGAGGCAGAGAGTCAGAAAGAGGCAGAGAGACTACTGAGGGAGTCACAAAAACTTGCTAAACAAATCAGAGGAGAAGGTCAATTCAGACTCAGCCCTGATGCATACGCCAACTATAGAGAGCAGCTTCATCAGGCAAATCCAGCAGCATACGAAAAGATTTTTCCTTTCTCTAGTGGAAAGGGTGTTAAAACGCTTATGAGTCCAGTTACCTCTATAGCAAAGGAGGCAGCGACAGGTATTCTCAAGAATCTTGGACTGATGAAAAAGGGGAAGAAGGCTGAACCCGAGTACAAGGATTTTGAAAAGCTTGATCCCTCACTTTTTCATAATCTTACACAGGCTTCAGCTGAAGCTCCTGATACAAGTCAAGCAGAGGGTATTTTTCAGGCTTCAGTAGACGTGCCTAATATTCAAGATCTTATACAAGAAGCTATGCAAAATCAGGTAACTCAAGCGTCTGCTGTACCTACGGATCTTCTAGATATTAATCAATATCCCTATACACAACAGGCTACATTCAATCCTAATGATACATACTACTTTGGGGGAGGAGGCTATGAACTACCAAATCTTCTTGCCCAAAATCAGAACATCCTCAGCCTTGCTGGTGGCGGAATGGTTCCAGGATACGCTGGTGGAGGTCTCATGGGTATTGACAGAACACAGCCTGACTACTCGGCTTTTGGACGATTCATACTGGGCAACTTGCCACAGGGTGGCGTTGGTAATATGGCTAGGGGAATAGTATAATGGCACAGTGGGATCCTATAACAGGACTAGCAGGACAAGATATGAGACCTCCACATATGAGAACAACTGCTATAAATGAAGGTAGGGCAGCAGGAATTCCTTTTGCATCCTGGCCACAACCTCCATCTACACAAACACCTGAGAATACTATCTTAGGACGTGGACAAGGTTCGCAGCAAAGAGTGACATCAGATTGGCAGCAGAATAACCCATTAATGAATTTCACTGGGGGTGGAGGGAGAATTAATGTTCTCCAACACGATACACGAGATCCAGGGGCAATAAGAATGCCCATGCCTCAAGGTGGATGGGGAGGGTCGTCTATTGACCCAATGTATCCAATGCTACCAAATAGAGGGATACTTGGTTCTATGACTGGATTTGGTGAACAAATGACAGGATTTGGCGAAACCTTAGGAGGCTACGGAGAGAAGATTGGTGGCTTTGGCGAGCAACTTGGAGGCTTCGGAGACAGACTCGGTGGTTTAGAGGAAAAACTCGGTGGCTATGGAGGTCAGTTTGAGGGCGTGAATACTAAGTTACAGGAGCTTACACAGGGCATCGCAACCTTGAACGATAAATTAGCAGGAATGCATCAGCCACAACAATCCCAGCAACCCTCATATGGAGGAAGTCCCTTTGGTAGTCCCTTTGGGGCGTATGGAGGAGGATTCAATCCCTACGGAGGACTAGGAGGCATGTTCCTACTAGGAGGTTATTAAATGGCACAGATAAATATTCCACGACTACCACAGGCTCCGCAGGAGTATGATCCTATTCAGATCAATCAGATGATTCAAACCCTTGAGCAGCTGATAGCAATTTTGAATCTAAACTATACCCCTGAGACCTTACGAAACGAGGATGAACAAATAGCATGGTTCCTAGGATAGATGGCAAACGTATATACAAACTATAAGGCAATACTGACAACTAGCGAGTTGACAACGCTCTACACGGTGGCTTCAGAGAAGACGGCAATCATCAAGTCTATTCGTGTGTCAAATATTGATAAGGAAAATAATTGTATGTTTTCCTTATTTCTTGTCGATTCTAGTAGCGTAAGTTATAACCTAGAGACAGATAGAGTCGTGATGAAGGGAACGTCTGACGAATTACTGAAAGCATCGAATGATAGCTTTCACTCAGCTCCCCTAGTATTGAAGGAATCTGAGGTAGTGAAGGTGCAGGCTCAGAATGGTGGAGACCTACATATCATACTCAGTGTATTGGAAATATCATAATGAAAGATGAAGTAGTGATCGCAGGGCAGGGCTCTATACCAGTTATAAAAGTTCCTACAAAGGTGATCGTACGGAATAAAAAGACAGGTAGGGAGTATAGCTCCCCCGAAGAAGCTCAAACGGACGTGACGGATCCTAAAACGGCTACTAAAGGGGAAGATATACAACAAGATTGTATCATACAAGTAACAAGTTTACCGCAACTCTTAGCGAAGGAGGGAATATAGCGAATGGGTTTATTTAAGACGGTACAAAATATAGTCAAGAAGGCAGCTCCAACAATTGGTGCTGCGATTGGCTTTATGGCAGGTGGACCAGCAGGTGCAGCAGTAGGTTCTGGTATTGGCTCTCTAGCAGCAGGAAAGGATGTTTCGGAATCCCTTAAAAATGCAGCTTTTGCCTACGCTGGAGGAAGCATCGCAAAAGGCTTTGGAGTTAGTCCAAGTGCCGACTTTGCATGGACTCAACCAAGCACGTGGCTGCCCACCTATGCCAAACCAGCGAGTGGAATCTTCAGTATGACTGATGCTTTAGCTTCTCCAGTAGCACAAGGTGCAGGAGAGCTCGCAGAAGCTGCTCCATGGTGGAAAAGCCCACTAGCTATCGGAGGAGGACTTATGGCAGCCTCTCAAATGGCAAAGAAACCAGAGGTAGCAGAGAGAGAAGGTCCATATCTAAGTGCTGTTGATCAGTTCTATGCTGCTCAGGCAGCAGGAGAGAATCCAGATCCTGCGGACTATGGCTTAGAGCCACCAGCATCAGAGGACTTACTACAGGGATTGACACCAAAT